TACCAGTAACTTTGGATACAACGTTACCTGCAATATCTTTGAGTTTTTCTTTATATTTACCTATAAATCCCAAAGCGGTTTTAAACGGTCCACCAATACTATTTAATATTAAAGTTCTTAATTGTTCTCCTCTAAAAATTATAGCAAGTCCTACTAATGTACCAACAATTCCTTTTGCTAATCCATTCCATTCAGGCAAAACAGACATTATTGAACCGTACATTTCGGAAAATAATTTATTCAAATCAAATACTTCCGTAGTTATATATCTGAATAAATCATATAACGCAGTAACAGGAGACATTACTAATGTTATTAAAACAGAAGAAATTTTTATCAAACCAGTTAATAATCCCATAACTATACTAATAACAGGAAGAAATAATTCAGCTAACTGAGAAATAATTTGATTGATATCGTTCATTATTTTTTGTTGTTGACTTGCAATTTGTCTTGAACGAATTTCTTTCTTATATTTTTCTTCCAATGTTTCGTTAGTTTTATCTAAAGTATCCAAATCTTTTTCATATTGAGCAGCTAAGTCAGGATTCTTTCTTCTTAATTCATTTAATTCTTCTTGTTTAGCATTCATCTTAACCAACTGATCAACACTAAGTCCCATTGATTCTGCTAATGCTTTTGTTTGAAATGCATCTAATTTTCTAAGATCCCCTACTTCTTTTAGGATTCTGGATTGTTCTTTTGCTAATCCTGCTAAATCTCCAGCATAAGCTAATTCTCTTGCTCGTGTAAAATTAATATCTTTTCCAAAAAGTACACTAGCTTCCATTTCACTATTTATACTAGATTGAAAATCAAGAAATTTATCTGCTGCTGCACCTACATCTTTTAACTCTATACCCAATCTTCTAGCTTCAACTGCACCTTTAATTAAAGCATCAACACTTCCTCTAACTAATTTATATACTTCACCACCAGCAGCAGCAACATCTTTCATTACTTTAGCAAAAGGAACTCCTGCGGCTTTTGCCAAACTTGCGGCAGCACCAGCAGTTTTATTCGCAACATCCGCACTCATTTTACCGATACCCATGAAATTTTGCATTACTGCGGTACTATCTTCAACTGCTACACCCAGATTTTGTTCCATTAATGTAACATGACCTACAGTTTCATCTGTAATACTAGCAGTACTAGAAAATGCATCTGCTATTTTTTGAGCAGCAATACCTGCATTTTCTGCTGTAACGCCAAATGCTGCTAAATCTCTACTTGTTCTACTAATAGTAGCTTCTACTACAGAAGTCTGTGAAGCTAAAAATCCTGTGGTTTTTCTGAACGATTCGGCAGCGTTATCTAATTCTACAAATCTTTTTGCAGAAAGTTCAATCATTTGATAAACTGCAGTAACTGGATCTTTTAAATTATTATATATATTAAATAAATTTCCAGCTTTTACACTAAGAGGACCAAATGAATCTATGGTTCTTGTAAATATTGCAAGTCTTTCTTTGTTTAGTTTGTTTTCTTTATCGGTAAGTTTTAACAATTCTGCCATTTTAGAAGTTAAATCTTCAGTAGCAAAAGCACTTTCTTCTATAGAATTCTGAATTTGTCTCCATGCTTCTGCCAATTGTACTGCTTCTTTACCTGCATATTTTCCAGATTTGATCAAAGCATCTAATTCATCCTTTGATTTACCTATAAATGGATTTTTTTCGTCAGCCATAGATTAATATGATTATAAATATGTAATAAACAATACTTTTAATCATTTTCCTCTACTAATGTTTGGCTTAGCAATAGGTTTACTTGGAGATTTATTTGTTTTCTCCATTGCATCTTTTTCTTTTTCTTTGGTTTCTATTAATTTTCGTAAATAGAATATTCTCAAGTATACAGGCAATTTATATGCAATATCTTGATTAAAAGCGCCTTGAGAATGATATGCAAGATTAAATATCTGTTCGTGGATCAACAGTTTATCTTGCGGAGTCAGGCCAAAAAAACTGTACCGTTAGCGGTACACCTATCCTTTCTTCATGAGAACATTGTTCACACTTAAAATCAAAGTTTAGGTCTATATCTGGAGTTCTTTCTTTAATTTGTTTTCTCAATTCAAAACTATCTCTGGAAGTTAATTCTGTTTCAACAAACTTTTTAACAACATTCTTATCAGAATTGCCATCTACTGAAACTATAGTATATCTCAATCTTGTAGTTACTTCTTGAGTATTGCCAGTTTTAATTTTTTGCAATACTTTAAGTTCATTTTCAATCTTCTTTTCGTCTCCAGAAGTTAATAACTTACAAGTTACTGTTTTTTTACAATAAGGAAGTACTACATCGAATTCATTAGTTCCCCGTGGATATTTTGATACATCAATATCTTTATACTTTAATTCAGCTAAATTAAATGTACACTCATTGTTTTCTCTACAAGAAGGACATTTAATTTGAAGTGGACCATAATTATCTCCGTAAGCAAATCTTCTTGTAGCTACAAATACTGCATTCTTGTCACCTAACAAAAGATCGTCCATATTAACATTCTTATCTATTATAATAGATTCGATCAATTTATCCAATACAATTCCTTTTTTAATGAAATTTTGATTGGTAAGAATATCTTCTTCCATTGCGGTCATAACCTTAATGGTAATAGTACCATTACTCAATGGACTAGATTCATTATAAAAATGTCCTTGACTAGGCAAATCAACTACTTCAGATGGATATGTAGTTTCTTGTTTGGGTTGTGAAACATTACTAGTAACTTGACTAGATGGTTTTGTGATAGGAATTGTATAGTCGTCCATAAATTATAACTTTCAATATAACAATATATAGTACTAAGTTATAATTTTTATTTTATTTAATTTAAGACGACTGTAATTGATTTTTAGCTGCTTTAACCAAATCATCTTTTGATTTAACTGTAACTTTAGCTTTTGTAAATTCTTCACCAGCTTTTTTCTTTTCTTCTGGCGATTTAGCCATTTTTTGTTTTGCAGTAGCTAATTTTAGCTTATCTTGAGCATCTCTTTTTTCAATCTGTCTCTGTTGATATAATGCTAAATTAGTTTTTTTAGTAGCTTGTTTTATTTTAGCATCATCTTCACTTAGAATTTCGTTAATAATACGGGAAATGTATTCCTTTATCTTTTTTTTGGATGTTGCCATACCTTGTTTTACTGCATCAAATAATTCTTTAGCTAATTGTGGATTGTTTGGTACTGTTCCTTTAAATGATTCAAAATCATTATTTTTTACAAATTGTCTAGCCATACTAGCACTAACACCTTCAACTCCTTCTGCACCGTCTTCTCTTTCACCACTACTTACTATATTTAAAGTATTAAATCTAGGTGTTTTATCCATACCGTTCCAAGTATTAAGCAACTTTGTAAATTCTGGAACTCTATCACTACCGCAAACAAATGTTGCATCAGTATAACCATTTGCTTTTAATTTATCTGCGGCTTGTAGTACATTCTTAATTGTAATATCATATACAATTTTATCTTGTATATCTGGAAATAGTTTCTTTAAGAAATTTACTTTGGTTTGATAATCAAGTGGATTTTTATCAGGATCTTGTGATTGACTTGTAAAAATATAAAAATCACCACCATCCGCAGCATCTACTACAGTATCAATTAATTTTTTATGTCCTATTGTAGGAGGATTAAATCTACCAAATGCAAATGCTACGTGTTTCTTCATATACTATAAATATTCAAGTATAAATAAAAAATCCCGAATCTTTTGGATTCGGGATTTAAAAGGAATTGTTTTATTTAAATTAAAATTGAAGTATAGCGTAGTCAATTGATAAAGTTAAATTAATTGTCATAGCTTCACCGCTATCGCCCCAATCTAATTCACCGAAATCTGCACTTGTAATAAACGCACCTTTAAGTGTCCATTCTTCTACTTTATCACCTACAGGTCCAAGAACGTTTACTGTTAAATCTTTCTTATAGAAATCGCTATATCCATCACGACCAGTAACTGATTCATGACTTAAACGAATCCATTCCATTACTGCTTGAGCACCACTTGGTACAATTGGGTCATATAATTCAATTGATACATCCTCCCAAGTAGTTTTACCTTTATAGTATCTTTGAATGTTGATGTGGTCAAGTGTCTTTTTTTCACTTTTTGGTGATGGTCTCTTGCATTTCTTAATTAAGAAACTTGGAATACCGTCACAATACAAAATGAACCTATTTTTTACTTTTGGTTCAAATGTTGTAAAGAAAATTTCGTTGCTATTTAATAGGTCTGCCATAATTGTTTATTCCTTTAGTTATAAATATAATAATAAATTAAAATATGTTGACAATTTTTGAATTATTTATATAATTTGCTTACGCAATGCGCTTGATGCGCTTTTAATTGTTTAAACTTTGTTTTTTATCGTACAGGTTTATAATTTCCTGTTTTAGTTTTTCTATATAATTCCTGTTGCGCAAAATCTTAAATACTAAATTTTCTGTG